TATAGTATGAGATTTTTCAATGTGAATCCCTGCTTCTTTATAAATAAGTTCGTCAAAATAATGAGACCCACTTCTTGGAAATGTTACTAAGTATGGCAGATGCTCTTTCATTCTTTGTAGCCTTCTTGATTACGCAAACTGTAGAAAAACTCTGCTACATGGTGTTGAAAATGAATTCCTGGATGAGACATTTCAGGCTGTTTTTTATAATCTATTATAGAATAATCAGATCCAGAAGGCCAACAAAAATGATTCTTAAATTCAGAGTCGTGATCTGAGGCACAGGTATTTTTTATAAATATATTAAGTTGATCAGATGCATCTTCTGGGTAAAAAGGAACAAAATTTTTTAGTTTAAAATCTTCAATTTTTGAAAGTTCTTCCATTATTATAGAACTTGATCTGTCCCATGTTGTCCAATATAGTTTTATATTATTCAACAAACAGAATGATTCTAAAGTATAAATATAGTTTACAGCATTTAAAATTAGTTGATGTGGAGAAGTTGAGTCTTCGATGTTCTGTTTATCTTTTGTTTCCATAACAACAATATCTCCATCTGCCTTAACGTTAGGGTTACAAAACATTAATTCCAAATAATCTCTTTTTCCAATATTTTTTCTATTTACGCCTGACTTATAAAATTCTTTGTCTACAACAACCATATTTCTCCAAAAATCTGGCATCAAACAAAAAATTTCTTTAGGCATTTTATTATTCATGCAGTAATGAATGATCTGGTTACAGATAGTTGCTACAGATGCTCCAGGATTTCCCAAGTTCATTACGCTTTTATTCATTTTACTACTTAAAAGATTTGTCCATCTTCCATCTTCTGGAACCCCAATTCCAAAGGTAATAGAACAGCCAGAGGCCAGAACATCGGCATCAAGATCTACTTCTCCACGCAGACCAAGGCTATTAATCTTATATGTGTTATGTTCATCCACCGTTGGTAAAAAAGAATCTCCATTTGGTTTATTTAGAATAATATTTGTTGCACCTGGAGCGTAGTAACCAATTTCAAGAGTATCTGTAAAGTATTTTTTTAAATAAAATTCAGTATCTTCATTGCTTTTATAAAGGTCTAAAATATTTCTTGTAATTTGTGCCATGCTACGATACAAGGCCCATAGACAAATGATCTAAACAAACATCTGCAACCACATATTCAGAGTGGTTTACCACTACATCGTAATGAGTTGCATCCTTGTTGCAGAAAAAGCATTTAGATTTATTCATAATATGATTATACCATTAGACGAGATCAAACCATATCGGCATGATATACCTTGAACCATTGGCTGGCCCAACATGATACCAATAGTTAGGGTTCCCAGGGTATAGAATTAGATCGCCAGCCTTTGGCTTAAGAGATAGGCCCTGATTAATAAAAGATAAACCTCCACCATCATAGTCATCATTTAGATAAACCCATCCTGCTAAATGGTTTGAGTCTTTGTGGCCCATGTCATCTATTGGGATAGTTTTACTATTATTATGAACCCACTGAGCAAAACGAGAATTTCTTGGCTTTAGTTTTACACCAAACTCTTTTTCTAAAATAGACTGAATTCCAGGTATATACTTTTCTGAATAGGTAAGTGAATCATAATATAATAAAGATAGGGCAGGCCAACCAGCATCGTCATTCTGTAGAAGACGGTTATTACTTGTCTCTGTACTCTTTATAAGTTCTATGATGTGTTCGCATTCTTCTTTGCTTAGATAGTTATTAAATACTTTAATATTGCTAGGATCGCTTCCAATCCTGTTAAAGGTTTTTACTGTTAGGTCAGAGTAGCCGATGACATTGTCTTCAGGAACCACAATGTCATTAAAGTTTTTTACCATATCTAATAACTTACTAATATCTTCCTGATCAGTATGAATCATAAAGTCATAAATACCAAATTTTTCAGATAGATTTCTTATTTGTGCAACAACATCGATCAGTGATCCTTTTACTAAATGATGCTGCTGTCTAACTGGAGCATTCTTATCATACTTGACATACTTTTCATCGTCTGGATGTGTGGTAATAAGTGGATCAATAATCACTATTGGCTTCACCTTATCTAGATCAATCTTTTTAAACTGATCTCTAACCAACAGATTGTCATCAACATATATATATTCGCAATGCTTGTTTGCTATTCCAATTGTTGTGTCTGATGAACCGACAACTGCCATGTGTGTCTTGTGCTCGTGGTTTTCCATTAAAGCCATTACCTTATCCATCCACACTTCAGATATTGCAACTCTTTTTTCAAGGGTATCAATCAGCGATGGATCATGCATATAGTGATCTATTACTAACTTTTCAGAATGGCCATTACCTTCATCGCCCCATCTTCCAGCAACCATGTTTACTCCAATTCTTCCAGGAGCAAAGCGATTTAAGGTTTCAAGAATCTTCGCAGCATAATCTGGGCTTACGCCATATGCTGGTAAAGCGATTGTCATTATCAGTTGATTGGTTTTTTCTAATGCCTCTTTTATTACTAATGAAAAATCAATACCTCCTGGTCCATATGGAAGCAAAACAGATTTTACATTAGCACCATCTAGTTCTTGGGCCATCTTAAGAATTCCATTAAGATCTAAGTGCTCAATGCTATCATTTATTTGCCAGTGTCTTCTCCACATCCAGTGAAATGTTATAGGCTTATTAGTATTATCCATTTTTTATTACTCTTCCCTTTGTCTTAAACCAAGAACCTATCTTGGCCTTTGCGACCTTGCTTCTTAGAAGTTCTCCAAATGTTTCATGAGATATTTCTGAACCAAGGTACTCTTGTCCTGTTTCAAGGTCAATCAACTTCCATTTTGCAGGAGCCTTTGTGTGCAATATTAAATCAATTGGATAGTCATAATCTTCTACTTCGGACCCATCTAGCAGTTTTCTTTTTTTTGTACTATCCATCATCTTTAAACTATCGTAAACCAAATTGGGAGTGTGTATCTAGTTCCAGATAAAACCTTTTTAACTTCATGTGCGTAGTGCATATTTCCTGGAAAAACATTAAAGTCCCCAACCTTTGGCTTAATCAATAGATTATGAGTTGGAAAACCAATTTCGCCACCTTCGTAATCATCATTTAAATAAATATGTACTGGTATGTGGTTGTCTGTGACATAGCCAAGGTCGTCAACATGTAAGTTTAGATAAGTTCCAGGATCCCATTTTACAACGCTAAGAGGGAGTTGTTTTGCCTCTATCTTTTCTTTTTCAATTCCATAAAATTTAGATATTGTCTCTTTGCATCGATCTACTATTCCATACATGTCTAATATGCCATCATACTTGTGCATGTGTGTTAATGGCTCGCCATTAGGACCTTTTTGAGAAACAAAACTTATGAATGGTCTTTTGTCCAAATCATTCATTATATAAGCAATTTCTTCTTCTGTTAAAAAATTGGGGATAAGTTTAATGTTGTCAATAGAACTACCAACCCTATTGAAAAACTCTAGATAAGATTCATCTCTTTCTATGCTTGCTGGATCATGTCCAACTGATTGCCCATGCACCATGTATGTCATATAACCATTATACACTATAAAACAATCTTTAATTCCAGCGTAAAATAGAGACTATATAGCCTTAGCCAAGAACTTATTATAGATCTCATAGGCCCTTGAAAGGTCTTGATCTTCTATTACCTGTCTTATTTTGTCATACCCTTTTATATTTTTACTAGAAACTACATGGTTTCTATGTGGCATGTCTCTGACATTGTTCTTGTATCTGGGTTCAATTATCTCAAGTGACATCTTATCTGCTATCTTTTTTACTGTTTCAAACGGTACATTTATCAAAGATTCATACTTTACTATGATGTCAAAATTGTCAACAATATCCATATCATTATCGGTAAACCAATCAGAAAAGCAATACCTCTCAGGAAAGGATAAGAAGTGGTCAAGGCTCCCCCCTTTATAGTAGAGAGCATCCATAGCCACATAAGAAGATAAGAAGTCTATTGGATCTCTTATTACCGTTATCATTTTGTTATCTTGTAAATCATGACTTCTTTTAACATAGACCCCTGTATGCTGCTCAATCCTATCTTGAAGATAGTGAGAGCCTGTTCTAGGAATTGTAACAATTGAATACTCTGATGTTGGGTGTTTTATCTTAGTGTCTGGTTTGTAGTTATCTATTGTCATAATTTATATTATACAGGATTAAGCCGACAGGCATGATAAGCATACAAATGGTTCGTCATCTTGTTTTATATATAGTTGATTACATTGGCTACAGGCTACTTTATAAGAATCAATCTTATTGGCATATAGGCTCCAAGAGGACTGAAATTTATCCATGACTTACTTACACACCAAGCAGTAGAATGGGGCACGGAGATTGTCTCTATGAGTTACTACGGTTTGAGCACACTTATGGCATTTAATTTGTACAAGGTTTGGATCTGAAGTAGGCATTGAGAGTTTAAGGCTTCTCGTGTAGTAATATTTGGTGGCATACCAAGTAAGCAGTATTAGAGTTAATGTTAGCATCACACTATTATATCAGAGCCATCACTCAAAGTCAACCTGGGACTCAAAGATATCTACAGGCTGCTTGTCATCATCCATGGCCCCACAGACAGCACAGGTTACCTGACCATCAAGGTCTAATTGGTAATCGCATCCATATTTTGTACAGGTCATTTTAGATCCTTAGATATTAGGTATTTGTCCATAAGTTCATCAAAGACTTCTTTGCACTTGGCATCATCCCAGCCATTTTCCATACCAGTAGTAGATACGGCTTCCCTCAGTTTACGGCTATACCAGAATAGATCGTTCATATATACATCATACCATTCGGCGAAAAAATTGTCAAGTCTTTAAAGTTCGGCGAAAATAGAGGTAATAAACCTTCCTATGCCCTACACGGGCACTATTGGTTAGTATCCCCAATATGCGATACTTCTACAGGAAATCTATATCTTGTATTATTCTTAAGAGCAGCAGAAACCTTTCTACCACCTACCCTAATTACAGGTTTAGACTTCATTGGCTTACGCTTACCTTTGATCCTAGGGCCTTGCCTATGCATGTTTCTGGTAGTAGG